CTATGCAGAACTCTTTGTGGCTAATTCGCACCCCTCCTTTTGGGAGAGATGTGATAGATCGCTGCGCTGATGAACGTGCTGAACGTTGTCGTTGTTGCATTTTTCTTGTTTGCTTTCTTAATCTTTGATTGGTAACGTAGTGTTTCTTACTGAGGCCCACGTCATGGCTCTCAGTTATATCACCCGATTGTTCAAACTTACTGGCTAGTCTCCTAGCTATCGGGCACTTGAACAAACAACCTGAACTTAATAGTTCTCCCAAACGTGGTAAAAGCGTTCCTAGTCATTCTGAGGGTGCATTGAATTTCCAGATCCGTAATCAGTTACCACGGGCTACGCCACTTGCCGCCATTCACGAAGAATGGGGTCTTGCCATCCCGGCCATTTTCAGCTGCCCACGGACCGGCGCTACTCGGTCATCTTCCGACGGGTACGTTGTGGGGGCCGAAGCCCAAATTAGCGAACTAGATCGTAGAATCTATCCTCCTGTTCAGGATGAGCCAAGTGTTGTAATGGATCTAACACTTTAAGCCCAGATTCTACGGCTTTACTCCATACTGGATCTGCTTTTGAGTCGTAGTACTTCTCAAGAGCCAATTGTGCCGCTGGCGTTATTCCAAATGCAAAGTAGAAACTAATACGAGTTTGCCACTCAGGCTCTTCGTACTTCATTTCCATCCTTCCATACAGCTCGTCCCGATAGCGGTGATATAAGCTACCCATGGTTGGGATGTATGGAGTGGCTCCTCTTCCGAGCCACCTATAGAATGCCCCGAAAATCGGAACACCTCGCGTGCCAGCTAACCCGCACCCAGCCACCGAGCCTAGCCATTCATTATAGACTTTCTTTGAATGTATAGGCTTAGTTGAGACCAAGTCGGAGTATAGTCTTTTGGATGGTCGAGGGACCAAACAATAACCGTCAGGCAGCTTAACCGGCCGCGACTGACAAAATTCAACTTCTTCCAAATTTTCATAAATACCATCCAGGGTCATGGTGAATCCCATATTTAGAAACCACTTGCTCATGTTGTCCAAGAATTGCGCCTTGTGCTTTCTCTCAAGAATGATTACGCTATCATCTCCGTCATTGAGGACTTCCACGTGGCCAAGCAATTTGCAAGACCTAATGTACGTCCATAATAAAGCACACATGATTGTGATGTTACCCAATGATGTATTCATATCGCCGGACATTCGCCGTCCGTCTACACTGTATTTAATCTTTCCGTCTTTCCCATAGTATCTGCCTTCATTCG